ATAGAAGGTTTATTTTACAATAATATTTTACATAATTTATTAATGTATATAGTAGAAAATGGATTTATCTAACCACGTCAATGACTTAACTCATTTCGCCCGAATTATGAAAAGAAAACAGGCAAAAAGTAGGCGGGAAAGATTGACTGATTTAGACAACATTCCTAAAAGGGCCTTTTTTCTCTTATATATCAATGGGATTTTTGTTTTGAATCATTCCCGAAAACTCCGGAATTATTGGGGAGATTTAGGGAATGATAAACGATGATTTTGTTTAGAATTATATAATTCTTGGGAATGATTGGGAATGATTGGGAACGATTGAAAGGGTTTTTTTGTCTTGTTATGTTAAGGTCTAAATTGAAACAATATTATAAGATTATGTATACGCATAAATTATTCAGTGTTTTGGAAAGTGATTTATTGTGGGGGAATTATGGGGAATGTATCAATGATTCCTTTGTCCTTGGTAAGTGTGTCGTTGAATAACCACATGGCGCGGGCATTGCATAAATTATCCAATAATGAATTTATAATGAGAACATGATATGTTAATATGATTATATTCTTACAATTTGCTTTCCAATTCCCCTATTTGTCACTGATTATCTTATTGTCGCATGATTATTTTAATTAAGTGCTTGATATATATAAATGTTTTATTTGTCATACTATATATTATCCGACTGGCGCATGATTCGCGTGCCTTTATCATTCACATGGGGGGGTGTGGGGGGAGGGGGCACCCCAACTTTTGCGGCGGCCAATGAGGGGGTGGTGGTTACGCACTGATTTTTTAAAAAATTTTTTAATGACACAATGTTTCCATAACACATATCAGCACTTTACATCCTTCTAAATCTAAAGTATATTCAATCTATGAACAATGACGTTACAGAACAAGACGAATCCCAAGAAGTCTCACCGAATCAACTGAGACGATTATTCTCATGGGATTCAGAAACAGCACCCGTCCTATTCTCGCGTCTATCCTCCTATGGTATAACCATCGAGGAAGCACGAAAAATGCTTGGGTACTCGGAAGCTGAGTTCGAGGAGAACCTTAATAAGAGGCCCCACCTTAAAGAGGCGTATGAAGTCGGTCCATCCTTTGCCAATTATCAAGTTGTTAATAAGTTATATGAACAAGCCATGAAGGGATCTGTTCAGGCGGCAACATTCTGGCTCAAGAATCGGGCAAAAGAACAATGGGGTGAAGAAATTAAGGTTTCCCACACCGTCGATTTAAAATCAATCATTACAGAAGCACGGAATAGGGCAGCAATCGCCTATGAAGAACCTCAGTCCTAAGCAAGAACAAGAAATAATGTCAATGTTATGGGATCATCGTCTCGCGGATGATCCTTTGGCGTTTGTTATGGCGGTATTCCCGTGGGGTAAAGTCGGTACTCCTCTTGAACGGTTCGCTGGTCCGCGTAAGTGGCAGGTCAAAATCCTTAAAGAACTCGGTGAACACATCCGTAAGAACAAAATAGCGAAGAATCCTGGCGTGTTTAGGTTGGCGGTAAGCTCTGGACGGGGTATCGGTAAGTCAGCACTCGTTGCATGGTTGACATATTGGATGATGAGTACACGTCTAGGGTCAGCAACCATCGTGACAGCCAACACGGAGCAGCAGTTGAAGTCTCGGACGTGGGCTGAACTCGGTAAGTGGCACGCCATGAGTCTGAATGAGCATTGGTTTGAGCGGACAGCGTTGTCGTTGAGACCGTTGCCGTGGTTCGAGGGGATGCTCAAGGAACAGTTGCAGCTCGACACGGGGTATTATTACGCGCAAGCACAATTGTGGAGTGAGGAGAACCCGGATGCGTTCGCGGGAGCGCACAACATGGCAGGGATCATGTTGATCATGGACGAGTCATCGGGGATACCGGAGAACATCTGGAAGGTGAGTGAAGGGTTTTTCACGGAGCCGATCGCGGATCGGTACTGGTTGACGTTCAGTAACCCACGAACGAACACCGGAGCGTTCTTTGAATGTTTTCATAAGAACAGATCGTTCTGGCACACGGAAATGATTGATAGTCGAACGGTCGAGGGGACTGATATTGCGATTTATAATAAGATCATTGAGCAGTACGGTGAGGATAGTGACGTTGCACGGGTAGAGGTGAAGGGTGAGTTCCCATCACAAGGGGATAAGCAGTTCATTGGTCGAGGGTTGGTGGACGAGGCGATGACACGGCCAATGATCCCAGACCGGACAGCACCGTTGGTCATGGGTGTCGATGTCGCACGCAGCGGGGATGACGAGACGGTGTTGTGTTTCCGTCAAGGACGGGACGCTCGGAGTATCCCATGGCTGACTTACAAGCGTGCGGATACAGTTGAAGTGGCGGGGTACGTGATGGAAGCGGCTCAGCGATGGAACCCTGATGCGATCTTTATTGACGGTGGAGGCTCGGGAGGAGGCGTAGTTGACATATTGAAGTCGTACAAGTATCGGGTGATTGAGGTTCAGTTTGGATCGAACGCAACGGATAAGAGTCAGTTCCGTCGGAAACGTGAGGAGATGTGGTCACGGATGCGGGAGTGGCTGAGAACTGGGTGCATTACAGATGAGCGGCGGCTGTTGGACGACATGACGGGAGTGCAGTACAGTTACACAGGGATGGGTCAGCTTGCGCTTGAGACCAAGGACGAGATGAAGCGTCGAGGCTTGGGGAGTCCTGACTATGCGGACGCTCTTGCGATGACGTTCTATCAGAACGTGGCGCGGTCGGATATGAGAATAAATCAAAAACGACGAATAAGAGTTGCCAAAGGGGTGGATTATAATGTAATATAGTTACGTTATTGTCGGGAGATATTCATGGAAACATTTAAAGGGCTACTCGGGTTAAAGACAATTAAACCTTTACCTTTGCCCACTGCGCCAGGCAGCGATGCTGAATCTATTGCTAAAGCGAACAAAGCTGTCGAGAGTGAACGTAAGGTTTTATCAGGTGGGCGGGATGCTAATATCCTGTTCGGGTCAACAGGTGGTGTCGAGAATATCACCAAGAAGAAATTATACGGGGAGTAATCATGTCGTTTTTACCAGTGAAACAATATAAATTAACATTGAGTGGTAGTTCTGCTTCCCAACAAATGTTGCCTGTTACTGATGAATCAACAGGTAATTATTTTCAGGTCAGATTACACGCGTCCGCTGATATGGTGTGTAAGTTTGGGGGATCAACTGTTACGGCGTCAGCCACTTATACAAGTAATGCTCTTCCTGATGGGAACTTTACAGTCTTGGGCGGTGTTGGCCCAGAAGCATTTGATATTAAACAAAATCAAACTTATATTGCTGCCATCGGTACGGGTGATTTATATATCACCGTGGGTTATAATGAGCCATGAACGGTCACGATATTCTTTCTGCTTATAAGCAAGCTAAGACTGATAGGTCCATGTGGGAGAACCACTGGGAAGAAATCGCTGAACGGGCGTGGCCTGGTTACGCTCAATCTTTTAGTGGCAAACCCCAGCAAGGGGATAAGCGCACAGCACTTGCCTTAGACGGGTTGCCACAGACTTCAGCAGAGACTTTTGCAAAAGCAATGATGGGGATGATCACCCCATCGGGCCAACGTTGGCACAGGCTGCGTAGCACGAATACGTCTCTAAACAAGAGTAACCGTGTGTTGAAGTACTTTGATGAAGTCACCGACATATTGTTCCATCAGCGGTATTTACCAACGGCAAACTTCTCATCTCAGATCTTTGAAAATTATTTGGGATTAGGTTTGTTTGGTACAGGGTGTGTATATCTTGACAAGAACATGGGGGATGAAGGTGGCTTGCGTTACCGTGCGATTCATCTTGCTGAGATGTTCTTTGTTGAGAATCATCAAGGTATCATTGACACAGCGTATCGTGTGTTTGAACTGACAACGGTTCAGATGAAGCAGAAGTTCAAGGAATTACCGAAGAAGGTCATTGATGCGCGACCTGATCAAAAGCATTGCATTATTCATTCAGTGAAGCCAAACGACGACATTGATGATAAGCGCAAAGACTATAAAGGGATGAAGTTCTATTCCTGTTATGTCCTTGAGGCAACGGGGGAGAAGATTGAAGAAGGTGGGTACGATACGTTCCCATATCTGGTATCTCGTTACGTGACAGCACCTGGTGAGACCTATGGGCGATCACCTGCAATGATGGTGTTACCGAACATTAAGGTTTTGTTTGAACAGAAGACTGCAATGTTGAAACAGGGTCATCGTGCTGTAGATCCGATCATCCTCACAGCGGATGATGGTGTGTTGGATACTTTCTCTTTGGTGCCTGGGTCGATGGTCGCTGGCGGTATGAGTGCAGACGGTAAACGGTTGGTTGATATCCTCCCAACTGGTGATCTCATGATCAATGACAAGCTAATGGACAAAGAACGTGAAGTGATCAAGGACGCGTTCTTGGTTAATATGTTCTCAATATTGTTAGAAACTCCGCGTATGACTGCAACAGAAGTGTTGCAACGCACACGGGACAAATCAATTTTGTTGGCACCGACAATGGGTCGTCAACAAACTGAGATGCTTGGACCGATGATCGACCGTGAGATTGGTCTATTGAGTGAGCTTGGTCTGTTACCCCCGATGCCCACTGAGCTTATTGAAGCTGAGGGTGAGTATGCTGTTGTGTACGACTCCCCTCTCTCACGTGCAGCACGCGCGGAAGAAGCACAAGGGTTCATGCAGACGTTAGAGATGGCGATGGGACTAGCACAAGCTCGTCAAGACCCTTCGGCTCTTGACTGGTTGAATGAGGATGTTGCAATACCTGCGATCGCTGAGATCACCTCAACACCTGCCGCGTGGATACGGTCGTTGGATGAGGTAGAGAAATTACGTAAGACACGTAATGAGATGCAACGAGCACAAATGGCAATACAAGCGGCACCTGCTGCGGCAGCAATGGTGAAGGCATCAAATGGTCAGTGATTTTTATAGCAAGGTCAGATCGTTTTTAAAAGGTCGCAGTGGTGACTACAGAGAAGTATTTCGCGGGGTACACGGTGAGCGTGTCTTACAAGACCTTGCGAAGTTCTGTCGTGCGAATGAGAGTACGTTTCATCCTGATGCAAGGATCGATGCAACACTTGACGGACGACGCGAAGTATGGTTAAGAATACAACATCATCTAAAACTAGATCCAGATGATCTCGTCAAAATTTACAATCCTAGGAGCGCAACAAATGACCGACCAGACAGCGACAACTGACACGGGTACAACCCAGCCAGCCGCACAGACTACGACAACCTCTTGGGTAGAGGGGTTCAGTGATCCTGATTTAAAAGGATGGGTTGAGAATAAAGGCTTCCACAAAGCAACACCAGAAGCACTTGCCAAGAGCTATCGCTCATTGGAGCAGTACACAGGTAAGCGTGCTGAGAATATGATTGAATTGCCGACAACGGATGACGAGGCGGCTTGGGGTAACGTGTATAATCGTTTAGGTCGTCCT